CATGGACTCTGTTTGCACGTTACCGTCGGCATCTGTGCCAACCAGAACAGCTGTTTTTGTGGAGTGTGAGTTTGCCGTGTTATTAGTGATTGTTACAAGGTGAGCCAAAGAATCACTAGAGCTCGTTGTGGTAATAGCCCAAGTTAAACCTGTGACCGCTGTGGCGTAACCGTTGGCGCTGACTGCCGCTGGTGTCCACGAGTTTTGAATCTGTAGCATTTTTCACCTCCGCAAAGAGAGAGGGACCGAAGTCCCTCATTCATTAGACTTGTGTTACACCGACTGCCCCGATTCGGGTAGCATTCGGTCCACACGCCAAAGCGGGTAGTGAATAGTTGACAACAAGACGTTTAGCGTTATCGGTTGCACCCACAATGATATAACCGCGAACATCAGTGGTGGATACGGTTGCAGGTGAAGTTACATCCGCTACCTTGCAAGCTGTGCTGCTGATCGTGATAGCTGTCTGGTTGTACATAACAGAGGAAACATAACCAAGATCTGTCAAACGGTAAGGCAGACCGATACCTGTTCCCAAACCTACTACGCAAGCCGAGGCAATTGCACCGCTGGAAACCACGCTCTTGACCGACTTGAATGTCTTGGTGGTTTGGACAGTAGTGGTGTTCGGGCATGTAATGGTTTGGCTCATTGGAGCGCCATAGCGGTCGTACCCAGAAATGGTCATCGTCTTGGAAGAGTGGTCAGCACCGGAGTACACAGCGATCGTACGCTCACAGTCAAGGATAACGATAGCGTTACCGTCGTTAGCTGTTCCTGCGGTAGTGCCTGTGCCAGCAGTCATTGTCAAAGCACCGTTTGGCAAGTTCTGACTCAAACAAATCTGGTTTTGTCCAGTGGTCGTACCAGAAGCGGCTGGCACTACATCAAAACAGTACTGACGACCAAGAGGACCGACGCCAGTGGTCATGTTAGAAGAACCGGAAGAAGCGTTAGAACCTCCGATAAAGGCTGTACCTATGTATAGATCATCAGAAACTTGCATTTGAAACTCCTCATGAAAGGAATAGTTAAAACAAAGACCGAACATGTTCGGTCTTTGTAGTTTACAACGATGTCACACGAAACACAACCTGTTAAGCTCCAGGAGTTCCGTAGATAGCTCGCCAGTTAGTCCAACCTGTTTCGTAACGCTCAGTTGCTTTGTAACGAACACTGTCGGTCTCAAAGTCACCTTCCATCGCTTTTTCCATACGACGGCGCATAAGGATCTTAAGACCCTCTTTCTCATCAGTCTTCACAAACCAAGCAGTAGGTGAAGTTAAACGAGAAATTACAGCCGTGTCGCTGGTCAACAGACCCATAGACTTAACTGGGTTGATGTCGTTGTTGGTTGTACCGGAACGCAGCACCGATTTCACCAACACTTCTGCGGTGAACAGGTTTGCAGGGGCAACCACCAGTTTTTCAGGTGACAAGCGGATTTTCTTACCGTTTGCATCAGTAGCAGAACGAATCTGGATAAGCATCTGTTCCAGAGAAGTTTGCGACAGAGCAGCAGAAGTAGTCAGCAAGTTAGACTGGTTACTGCCACCAGGAGCAGAAGGGTGTGAAGCAGAGCACAGAACAGCGCCGTCGCCACCATAGTAACCCACGGTGAAAGCACGGTTCAGTTCGTTTGCACACTTGGTTTCTTTGGTCTCTACCAGTGCTTGTGCCAAACCTTTTGCAAAGATAGAACCCAAACGAACATGGTCACCATCTTCAATCAGCACTTTGGTCATAGCATAAGCCAGACCGTAGACCTTGTAGACATACCGTTTGTTGAACAGTACACCACCAGATTGATAGCTGATAGGCATACCATCAGGTAGTTCAGGCGCAGCGCCGAAATTGTACATTACAGGTTCTTCGTGGTACGAACGCGGAATACCATCAATTTCGGTAAAGATACCTTTCCACTCATCCTTGCGTTGATCGTAAACACCATCGAACGCTTGGTTAAGGATCGGTTCAACGATGGCACGGAAGTCCGTACTACGCATAGTCATTCCAGGCATAATCAGAGTCCTTTATTAAATGCCGACTTTAGAGGCGACGAATTGATGTTGAGCGATGGCAACCTTAACTACAGTGTAGGTGTCACCCCATGCGTTGTCTTGTGCCTCGTACAGACCAAGGATACGGAACTGTCCTTGAGCACCGCCTGCTTCTGGTGTGTGGTTCAAAGCGTAAGTAGAGTTACCAGTCTGGGTAGAACCAGTACCAGTGATCAGATCAGCTTGTGCACCGACAGAGGTAGCAGCGATAGTACCGTCACACTGAACAACGAACTCCATTGCAGGGTCGTCATACACCCATGCTACGATGTTGGTTGCAGTGATCCCAGCAGGCCAGTAAGGTGATACAACAGGCTTACCTGTGGAATCAATGTACTCACAACCTGCAAAGATACCGACGATATCGTTAGTTGCTGTGCCAATGTTCAGTGTGCCATCAGTATTAAGCAAAACGGGATCGCCTGAAAACAACGAAGTTCCGTATGTGGATCCAATGGTGTACTTACCGAGACCGCGAGTACCATAAGCTGACTGGTGTTTCGAAGCTCGGAAGCCAAACGGGGCATTAGTAGTGCTCATAGTTTGCTTCTCCTGTTAAACGAAGGATTGAGGTTTAGGTGCGCGGCGAACAAGGGTGTTAAAACCATCTTCTTCGCCACCGGCTACTTTACGGCCTTGCTCATCATTGAGCGCTTGGTTTTGCTGCAACATTTCCTCTTCTTCCAACGGTTTCTCATAGTGGAAATAATTCATCATTTCATCGTAGAGCTCATTTGGAACCTTAAAGAGTAACATTTCGTTACAGCCTACCATACCTTCATACTCACCAGACTTCACCTTATAGACTTCGAACCCAGGAGTTTCAGCAATCCTAACAGGTTCATAACCCATACGCACACGTTTGTAGATGGGGTCATAGCTGTTTGTTGTAGACAACCAGCACAGATGATATCCCGGAATTCCCGGGGGTTGAGGAAGGGCTGTGCTGGTCCATTCATCACGGAAGTTAGCACGTTTTTCTGAAGTAGAGAAAACCGTACCATCCTTATCAGTCCGTTCAGAATCTGCACCAGCACGATCACTACGAACACCAGCTCCCGTAGATTTTTTCAAACGGTCGTCGCCGCCCAAAATCTTATTGTCAGTTGTCATCAGTGATCCCCTTATTTCTTGTTTTCTTTATCGTATGCCCTAAAACGCTTGATGGCACTTTCACGCTGGACTGGGTCGTTCCACATTCCTGCTTCCTTTAGCGCGGCTACACGCTCAGAAGACAATTTGAATGTTGGTGCTCCTTGTGACCCACCCGATTCTTTGCTTCCTCCAGCCACGATACTCCTCGGTCTAGTTGTGGTTATACCCCTTGAAGAACGATGTGGCAAGTGTTTTTTGACACGCGCACTTAGCTCTTCCCAGTATGCTTCTGTTGTAGGATCCCATCCTTCACGAGCAAGACCATCATCCAATGTTTTTGTGAGTTGAGAATCTGTATCACGAGCACTTGTGTCGTACCACTTATTCTCACTCAACCATTTTTGTGCGTGGTTGGCAAGACGAGGATCAAGTGGTGCAGGTTGGTTTTGACGTTGTTGGTACGCCGTTTTAATGCGGTTGAGTTCATCAAAGCGTTGACGCGCAAGCATCATTTTTTCGGTTGCATCTGCAACACCCACACCATCGGCTGCTTCTGTAGAAACCTGTACCTGCTTCTTGAAGTAGCTGTAAGCGTCTGATGTCTGCTTCATAGTGGCGTCAAGCTGAGCTATTTCACCACCTTGGGACTTGCGTTCAATAATAGCCAGTCTATCTTCAAGGCTGCGACGGGCTTCACGCTCAGAAGATAGTTCACGACGAAGACGTTCTTTTTCTTCTTTCTGGTAGTTCTTGCGGTCGTGGCGTTCTTGACGACGACGTTCACGTATTTTTTCACGTTCATCGTCCGATGCAGCAGACTCAAGTTCTTCGCTTTCTTCTACTTCTTCGGAGGAATCTTCACTGGTGGCTTCTTCGTTTTCTGTGGCTTGGATGTCTTGCAACTCATCATCTTCTCCTGGGACTTCTACTTTATCTGTCATGGTGCTCCCCTTAAAGGATATAAGTGTTCATTGAAAGAGGGTCACCTGTTACTCTGCCAATCATTTCGTGGTCGTTAAAAATCACAAAGTTGGCAGGTTCATCGCTATCAGGTACAGGTACAGACCAACGATCACCACCCCAACGAGGTACGCGGACATAGTCACTAGTACCCGCCCATACACCTTCAGGCCAACGCTGACCGGTTTCGCGGTTACGAAACGCAATCGGTCCAATGGCAATGACTTTACCAACCTGCGTATTGTACTTTTCTGTATCACGTGTTTCTTCTACCATAATGAGACCGGACTTGGTCTTCTTTGTTACTGTTCTAAGTTGAACCAGCACCCTTGCACCAAGCGGTTCAACGCCGGGATCAACGGTAGGAAAAGCTGTTTCCAGCGTTTGCTCTTGCATCATTTCTAGTCTCCTTCGAGAATACCCAGTTAGGAGCTAACCCAACGAAGTCTCACTGGAGAGAAACTTCTACCGTTCTGCAGAATCGGTTGGGTTAGCGTGGTCAGTATAGCAGGTGTTACTCGTTAAACCAATCGTCCATGAACTCCGGAGCTTTCCCAAGCAACAGTTCACCTGTGCCACCTAGCTAGTCTTCTTCTCTTCCTTTAAGAAGATCCTCAACTATATCCAGTGCTTCCTGCAGTCCTTGACAACGACCTGCCACCAGTTTCTTGCTTGTCGTTTCTGGTCGTTCGATCAGGGAAACAGCAAGTTCTGTTTGCCGTTCCTTAACCAACCTTATAAAGATTTCGATGTTCATTCTTCGCGGACAATTGCTCCGTCACCCTTGTCTTTCTTAACAGGCTTTTTGGCTTCGGGTTTCTCAGCTCCGGCTACCACAACAGAAGCATTACCCACACCACGACTCCCAAAACGACAGTTGACAAACTGTTCCACTGAGTTACAATCGCTTTGCTCAATTTCTTCAACACGGCCATTTTCCCACGTGATCTTGAATTTCATTTTATATCTCCAGTAGTAGTGCCATTATCATCTGCAACTCTTCATCGTTCATCTCCGCTCTCAACTCAGCAGAAATCTGTACTTGCGTGACTGCATCACCAATTTCTTGAGCAATGTTTGCAACTAAAATCTTGTCCAGAATCTTTTGTGTCGCTGCAACCTCGTTAATAAGGCTGCGCGGTTTTACTGGTGCAGGTGTTTGCACCTGTTGCACCTCTGTAGCCGGTTGTGGTTTTGGCTTAACTACGGGTTTTGCGTGTTTAACAGGGGTGCTTACAGGTATTGTAAGTTTTTCTTGTTCCACCTGCAACCAGTAGTCGGCTACCAGTTTCTTGTGGAAGGCTTGTTCTTTTACTTGCTGCTCAATTGTGTCTAAGCGAGCAGCGCCGGACTTGTCAACAGAGGCTGCTGCGTTGCAAAGTGCGGTTGTGCTTTGCCCTTGAGCAGACACCACTGTGCAGTCAATAGAAACCGAACTACTAAATGTCCCTGTTGTGCTTTGTCCTTGAGAAGATGCCTCAGTGGAAGTTAGCGCAAGTGCCGCTGTTGCAGTTGAACCCTGACCTTGAGAAGATGCCTCAGTGGAAGTTAGAGCAAGTGCCGCTGTTTCAGTGGAAGTTAGAGCAAGTGCCGCTGTTGCAGTTGAACCCTGACCTTGAGAAGATGCCTCAGTGGAAGTTAGAGCAAGTGCCGCTGTTGCAGTTGAACCCTGACCTTGAGAAGATGCCTCAGTGGAAGTTAGAGCAAGTGCCTCAGTGGAAGTTAGAGCAAGTGCCGCTGTTGCAGTTGAACCCTGACCTTGAGAAGACGTTACTGTGCAATTGACCGTTGGCGGTCCAGTGCCTCCAGTCAGTGCAAGCAGCAGTGACATCTATCTACTCGTAGTAATGATCTACTGATGCCATGATTGCCACGGCTCCCAGCGTAGTTACTGTCCCAAGGTTGCGGCAAACAATGTTGAAATACTCACCCGGATTCACAACTATAGGGCTGTCGAACATTCGCACGATGTCAATTGCACCAACACCAACAGCAGCCGTAACGGGGTATGTCTGAATACCTAACGGTACACGACGATGTAGCTTGACAGTGCCAGAGGTAAATGATGCGGTCTCAGCCGCAGTTGCAAGTGTTAGCGCTGAACTGCCAAAGGCAACACCAAAAGCAAGCACCAAAGGACCACCAGTAAGAACAGTGGTGACACCTGAAGAGATACTAACCCCAGTGACTACCAATGTCTTTGGAGGCTGGGTAACAGAACCTATAGGGTTTAAGTATGAAAACAGGATGCCATCAGTACCAGCCGTAAGCGTTGGCAATACCTGAGCCAGTCCACCCAACCCGGTAAATTGTGCTGCTGCTGTAGCATTAACCAATGCAGCCGCTGCGGCTGTTGCCGCATTGGTGTAGATGCATGTCGGACCCTGTGTGTCGCCGTCTTGACCTTGACGCGCATCACCCTGTAAGGCTTTCTGAGTAGCCCAAGACTTACCTGTATTTAGATCAGTCTGGGATACATGGATACCGCCCACTCTGGTGATGAACGGACCAGTTACTACACCAGTGTTTCGCATCGCCATACAAACAGGCAAGTTTAGCCAAGCATAAGGCGTTGGATTACCCGCTGGGGTATCAATTGACCCACCCAGCACGTCATTGATGTAAAACAACACTTGCCGTTGTCCAATAATAATCTTGAACTTCGCTACTGAGTTAGGAGTAATACTTGCTGCAAGAACCCCCGTCGGTGTTTCTGTCCCTGAATATGTGACATACCCACGCAAGCCTGAGTCAGTCAGGCGGAAGAATGCACCATCAGCCGGGGCAGTTGCACCTGCAACAGCCAAGAACAGGCCAGCTTCAAGGACTTGATTAGCCGGAACAGCAGCAGAAACAGCGCCGGTAAACTCAACATGCAAATCTCCATCACCGAGTTGGGTAAAATACTTCCATGTTTGCATGGATGTGTAGTTACCCGAAGCCGTTGAACTGATTGCATTCAGGTTCAGGAATCCTGAACTCTGCGTACAAGTCATCGTTGAAGATAGATACTTGAAGTCGCCTGTATTCTGCGCTGTGTTGGTGAAGTTGTACAAAGCAGAAAGCGTATCAAGACCGACAGATAAACGACCATCATAAGAAACGCCGGGAACCCTCAACAGCTTTGACCCAGTGATGGCTCCTGCATCTTCTTGGAACACAACAGAAGCAAACCCAGCTTGTGATTGTGTGGTTGGTAGATTCGTCTTGATGTTGTTATCGCTGTCAACTTCGGCAACGTTGCCGCTGGTGTTGCCCTCGATTCTAAAACCGGCCATGTTCTATTCCCTCAATCAGCCCAAACCCATCGGGCGGTAAATGTTCCTGTGAGCCGTAACAGACTCATCGCTTGTGCTGTAAAGCCAACGCCAGCCGTCACGGATACAGCCGTCAACGACAACCCGCCAAGCGGGAGCATCTGGTGTTCAATTGCGTTGTGAGTAGCAGTGCTGTCAGTTCCCATCAGGTAAACCTCTACGTTTGAACCTGCGCTGATAGTCGCACTTGATACGGAAGTTGTAACGACATTCGTTCCGGGCGTTGACCCGAAGTCGAACATAACCGTGCCTTGCTCCGTTGCCATTACAGACCAGATGTCGCATTACGAACGTCATGCGTGAAGCTAGAGCAGGTAACAGTCGTACCTGCTGTGAATGCCCCAATCGTCAGGTTAGCTCCAGCCGCGCCAGCCGATACGTCCATGATGACTGTCGTGGTGTCCGACTTCAAGATACGCGCCCATGTTGGCGTGATATCGGCAACAGAGGTTCCGTCTGTAATCGCGTTGGCTGTCAACACGCCGCTGGAAGGTGCGCCGAACGCCGTAGCGTTGAAGGTGAGCGTCACACCCAGTACCTGCGCTCCGACTGCGGTATCTGCCGTGGCTGGTTGAGTGCCGTCGTAGACCCGGATGATACCACTATTGCACAATGTTGAAAGAGCCGTTGCTTGGGCGTTGACCGTTGCATCAGCGAGTTGAGTATTCAACGCCATCTATTACTCTCCTTGGTTCTCTATTACGACGCCTTGGTAAGACCCGTCAGGTGCTTTCTTGATCTGTACTGTCTTCACTTTCTGCCCTTTTGGTTCAGGAGGCATGTTTACAGATATATTAGTTGGTTGCTGACCTTGACTACGCGCCATTTCTGACAAGAATTGTAACATTTGCGTTTGGCTGTTAGCAAGGTTTTCTATGGCTGAGGACATAGCACTGTCCTTCTCTCCACCGTCATGAGGTTGTGCTGTCATCTGAACCTTTACTGCTTCTAACGCATTCCGCTGTTCAGACTCACGTGTCTTAAACTCTTCTCGCATCTGTTCAATGATCTTCTTAGTTTCGTTGTCGTCATTGTTCTTTTGCAGGTCGGTCTGTTGCTTCTGGCGGTTATCCAATTCGTTTTTCTGGATCTCTACCTGTTGAGACAATTGTTCAAGTTGCGGTTTGATCTCCAGGATCTCTTTCTGTTTGAGTTGGATGTTGGCTTGGTCCACCTGTTTCTTGCGCTCGATTTCGGCCATTGTTGTTTCACGTAGAACCTGTGTTGCAGGATCCATCGGCGGCTTCGGTGCGGTCTGTTGCAGGGTCTGCATAACCTGCTGCATAGCCTGCATGATAGGCCCGAGGTCGTTGTTAAGGTGTTGAGCTGCTTGTTCACTTGCTGCTCCAACCAGTTTATCCCGTTGCTCTGCGCTCTGTAGAGGCCGTCCTTTGGACATAGCCTGTGCCGTTGCGTGAACAAGTTTGATGTAATACTGCGCCACATGGTCTTTCACGTGACCCATAAGAGGGGTCAGAATACCTTGTGCGTACACAGGGTTTGCACCGAACAAAGGACTGGTCATGAATCCGAGATGTACTTTCAGGTGTGCTATGTCATCTTCATCAGGGAACACCGAAATAGGTTGTTTACCTGTCATGACGTACATGTTCTCTTCTGCCGGGTCTCGGCTGATAGGCTTTGGCGGAGTTGGTAACAGTGCATCCACGTTTTCTATGCGCAGCAGCTTCAACATGCGCCTGTATGCTTCTGGTTTGTGCCAAGGAACAGACGGGTCTTGCATCATCTGCAGCACCGCTTGATGCTGCGCGTACCGCTGGCTCTCACTAAAGATGCTCGGGTCGCTGACAGGGATCACGTCACTGTTGTGATCAAAGTCAGCACGGAAAACAACCTGTTCACCTAGTTCTTCTATCACCACACGTTCGTCAAGGTGCTGTTTATTCAACCTGCAGATGATCTTGAGCGCCTTACGCTGACTGTAGTGCAGACGAGCATGGATAGCCGCGTAAGTAGTAGACCCTTGTTCAATAAGCGCCATAGTAGTTCCAACCGGGGTACGATCGCCTACTTGTGCCAACTGTTCATCTGCTGTTCTTACTACGCCTTTTGCTGCGTCTGTCAACCAACCCAACAACTGGAACAGTACGGCGGATGGCGGGTTGAAAGGCAACCCCATCACCAGTTTGCGGATATCGTCCACTCCTGCCGGACCTTCAATCTCAGCGATCTGTGTAGGTTGGATATCAATTGTTTGACCGTTGAGTTTGCTGCCGCGCAACTTCACACCGCTAGGCATATTGTTGATGTGTGCGCTGTCAAGCAATGCGCGTAGTGCGCCGGTCGCACTACCAGCGAGGGAACCTATCAGGTGAGGGAAGCCTATGGCGTATGCACCGCGCCAAGGGATAAACTTCCACTCAACAAGCCAGTCTAACTTCTCGTATTTGGTATCTTGCTCTTCCCAGTTCCTGTAAATAGCCAACACCTTTTCGGTGTACTCATCGACCGTGATCACATAAGGTGCAGACTCACCTTGTGTGAACTGGTCGTCTTCGAACTCGTGCCAAGTGTAGATTTCCAGTACGGCACGAAGACCATCTTCATTGTAAGCGTCTTCTTCACGTCCTTCAATCTTATCATTAGCCTTTTCAGAGGCACTTTGTTCTGGGAACGAGGCATCTACACCAACATTACCTAGGTCACGATACAGTCCTGCATCCACACGTTGTTCGTACATGTGGCGTGTGATTTTCTGACGGTGCGTTACACGAGGACTGGTGTAGAAGCTGGTGGCGCTGTA